TCATCTGCATTTTTTGCATAAATGTAAACTTTAAAATTTATATTATATGGTACTGGGTTGTATTGATAATTAAATTTATCTTTATCAGTACTTTTAACTGTTGATCTACCAACAGTATTTAATTTTCTTGTAGCATCATATTTCATCTCACCTATTTCAAAAGAAATAAGTGGAAGAGGAGGAACCGCAGATTGACGGCTTAAAGTAGGATCACCAATAACCCTGGCTAACATTTTATCTTTTGGTGCATAAGTTACAGGAACTTTTAAAATTTCTGTAATTGTTCCAGTTTTATCTGTTCTAATAATTCTTATATTATTGACGAGAGTACCCATCAATATTACATATTTACGAATTAAGCCGAAATAAAATGTTCCAGAAAGCATTATAAAGCCTCGCTAAATGGATCAACTGATGTGAAATCTACAAATAAAACAGCTTCGTTTTCAATTTGTATGCTATCTGAAAATGATTCTACTGGAGTATCTTCTAATGAAAGATAATCGCCGTCTTCTGTCATAAGTTTAAATTCAGCTTCATCCATAACAATCCAATCTACTAAATTGGTATCAAATACATTTTGTATAGAATCAATTTCAGGTATGCCAGTATTAAATGATTCGCTAGAATATTCAAAGTTTTCGCATGTTAATTCCCAAGTTTGTAATCCACCAAGTTGATAAAACATTTCAAGTTTACTTACAGATTTAATCTGAAAGCATTTTTGATTTAATGGAAAATAAATTAAATCTCCTTCATTAGGTCTTAACTGTGCAGTTACAGTTCCTACTTCTTGTATAAAAACTCTTTGCGCAACAGAAAATACAACTTGATCTCTAATTTCAATACCAAATTTAGACATGAAATTCCCATCGCCAGAAAATCCATCAACTGATTTAATATACATTTCAATTTCAATCGCTCTATCATAACTGGATTGATCATCAGCTCCATAAATTTTATCATAATTGTTTATTGTACGTGGAATATAATACATATTCTCACCGTAAATTCTAATAGCCTCAATAATAAGGTTTTCTAGAAGATATTGTTCTTGAGAAGATTTAAAATTATTGAAGAAAAAATTTGTTGACATCAATTAGCCTATCATGTCTATAACAGGCATACTGAATGTATAAATCATTTCTTTTTCCATCTCGGCTCTTTCAGCTCTGGCTTCATCATATATTTTTTGACCATTGAACTTCAATCCGCCAGGCATTTGCATACCTTCAAACTTTTTAAGATTACTTCCCCACTGTTCTTTAATCAAAACAGTAGCATAATTTTGAAGCCAACGTTCGTTATATCCTTTTGTATATTGTTCTGGATCTACGACCTGATAAGCTTCAAATATAAGATAATCACCAGCATTGATAATTGTCCAATCCATATCAACATAACATTTATTGATAATACGATTATATCTTAATGGTTGTTTACCAATAAGCATCTCTTCAAGGAACTGTACATGTTGCATAGCCATGTAATATGGGGTCATAGAAACACTAGTTAAAGTGTAAAGATCATTTAATGCAATCTGATAACGAATATTGAAAAGATTATTTGTACTAAGCGCCTGACCAACTGGAAACATGTTTATAACGCCGATAATATTATCAGGTACAGTTATATAACGATTTGCTATATCAGTTGGAGTTATCTGAGCTTTATAATAAATTTTCTCAGCACCATCAAAATGATAATCCCAGTAATACTGTATAGCTTCAGATACACGATCTTCAACTTGATCTTCATCAACATTAATTTCAATAACTGGTTTACCAAGTTTACGAAGACAATATTCTTTAAATCCATCTCTAGTTGAAATTGTAGACATTATTTACCTCCGCAAGAACAACCAGCGCATTTGGCGTCTAGTTTATTGCTTAATTCTTTAATTGCCTCAATTAGAAGTGGAACAATTTTTTCATATTGCACAGTCAAATATTCATTATTTTTAGGAGCTGGATGAACAGCTTCTGGTAATACAGCTTGAATTTCTTGGGCTGATACACCAACACGTCTTTCTATTTTATCATTAAACCCTAATGCAAGAGCTGTATCATTTGGCTGATAAAAGAAACCATTCAAAGTTTTCACTTTGGTTAAAGCATCAGTAATTGGTCCGAGTTTTGTTTTAAGTCTTTCGTCAGAATAAGCTGAATATATGTCGCCTGTAGCAGCAATAGTTCCTCCGCCGATAGCAGCAGTACCAACACCTAATCCTATACATTTAAAATAAGATAATCCAGCACCAGAAGACCAACCTCCTACAGCAAATTGATTATCGGTATCTATACCAAAATATGCAGCAAAATTACCTGGACGGTGGAAAGACATAAAAGCAGCGTTAGCACCACCACCTGCTTGAACCATAATACCACCAAGACCACCTGTAGCATTTTGCAAACCACCAGAACTTTGACCAGCTTGAAAATTTATCTGATTTGTTTGTGCAGTTGTGGAAAGATAAGTTGCAGTTGTTGCTGTGGTTGCAGATGCAGCTGCTCCATTAATACCAAACCCATTTGTTGAATTTGCAAACCTAATTGTATTACTGGTTATATAACTTATTGCGTTTGAATAAGCAGTACCAGCTTTAGTGGTAGCATCAGAAGCAGCTACTGACACAGCATTAGTGTATGCAGTTCCAGCTTTTGTAGTGGCATCAGAAGCAGCCACTGATACAGCATTAGTATATGCAGTACCAGCTTTAGTAGTAGCATCTGATGATGCTACAGATACTGCGTTTGAATATGCTGCATTTGATTTGGTTGTCGCTTCCGCCGAAGCATTACTGTAAGCAGTATCGCTATATGCTCTTAAAGTTGCTGCGGTATTACCACCCACAGTAGCAGCATTAACACTGGTAATAGAAGCACCATTACCAGTTATCGTATTAGCAAAAAGATTCCAAAGATTACTTGTATTACCAAGATTTAAATTATTTGCTGAAGGAGTAATATTTACATTTGACTGCCAAGAAGAACCTGCACTTTTATAAACAAGATTTGCATATGTACCAGCAATGATACCAGTACCATCTGCAGTAGCAGAACTAATCGCACCATTAGCTAAAATTAAAAGTTTATCTGAAGTTGAAATAGAAACAGAGTCAACAAATGTAGTTGTTCCTGCTAAAACAAGATTTCCTGTTACTGTAACGTTACCAGAAAATGTAGCAGCGCCAGTTACTGCAAGTGTTCCACCTACAGTAGCGCCACCAACAACAGCGAGCGTTCCAGTATTAGATAAACCGCTAATATTAAGAGAAGAACCGCCAATTGATCCGTTAAATGAACCACCACTTGATGTTACAGTAAACCCATTAGTAGTTAAATATGCGCTATTAACAGAAAATGAACCAACTGTTAAAGTGTTTGATACAGCAAGTGTATTTGAAGTTTTAGTAAATGTTAAACCAGCAGTACCATTTGCAGTTCCGCCATCATTAAACTGAACCTGAGTATTAAGCCCAGCAGTACCTGTTCCCCAATAAATTGCAGAACCGTTTGTTACAAGAACCTGACCATTTGTACCATATGTACCGTTAGCAGAAAGACCAGCAGATGCTGCAAAAACTACGTTAGCTGCTTTATATGAAGTTCCTGAAGTGTAAGAATTTCCTGTAACTGTATTGGTACTTGTAGAAGTAATAAGCGAAGAGTTTACAATAAAAACTCCCGCTAACCCAAATTGCGTTGAATTGGCTGAAAAGGATGTATTAACAACTAGTGTATTTTTTACTATAAAATTGCTATCTGCCACGGTTCACTCTCCCCTGTGGTTCTTGTTTTTATTATTTATTCTTTTTTAATATTGCCAAATCAATTCTCTTAACTTTTTCTGTATTTTAGATTCTTTTAATTCTCTATTTTCAAATTTAGTTACTCTTATAATATCTCCAGCAGTAGAAGTAAGAAACATATCTTCCATTTCTTTTAAATCTCTTTCAATAATATTAGATTCAAGAAATGTAATTTCATTAGCTTTACATATATTTTGTATAAGTTGCATAGTTATACCAGAAAGTCTGTTAATTTTTGGCGTCATTACGCATCCGTTCCAAACCAAGGCAACATTAAATCCTGGTCCTTCGG